GTTCTTATGCGCCGATTGAAATTTGCAATAAATGAGGGCGGCGTTAAAATTAGAATGCATCGGTGACGATATTGTGGCTAGCAATCAAATTTGGCGCGGCACAATGATGGATTTAAAGCCGCGCCAGCCGTGGTGTGCAAGGCTTACTCAATACGATGCAATCACAGACCGATTTAACCGTGAATTCATCGCATCACAAAAAGATTATTCAAATGCCAACAGGACTGGATCACGCGGCGTGTCGCGCTACTATTGGCTCGAGAGCGGCTCAGTGTATGAAATACATCAATTAACTTCGTGGAAGCGTAGTCGACGATGGTTCGCAGCAGTATCAGATACTGGCGACGTTGTAGAAATTAAAAGGGAGGATGCGATTTTATGTCTAAATTGAAAAAGCCACTTGGTATTGATGTTTTGAATGCTGCTCAACAACGCATTGCTTGGACCTTCGATACCTTCCCGCGTATTTATGTGAGCTTTTCCGGGGGGAAAGACTCTACAGTTATGCTGCACCTTGTCGCCGCCGAAGCTCGTAGACGCGGGCGTCGATTTGGTTTGCTTTTTGTCGATCTTGAGGCGCAATATCAAATGACAATCCAGCACGTCTCAGACATGTTTCGTGATTGCGCTGATATTGTTGACCCCTATTGGGTGGCGCTTCCAATTTCACTTCGAAATGCAGTAAGTCAGATTGACCCAAGATGGCTATGCTGGGATCCAACCGCTCGCGATCAATGGGTGCGCGAGCCTGATAAGCTATCAATTACAGACGAATCGCGCTGGGCATGGTTTCGTCGAGGAATGGAATTTGAAGAATTCGTTCCAGCATTTGGCCATAATTATGCGCAAGGCAAATTATGCGCATGCTTTGTCGGCATTCGATCCGACGAGTCATTAAATCGATTTCGCACTATTGCAGGCCACGGAACAAAATTTGAAGGACGCAGTTGGACAAATTATCAATCAAAAACGCTTTACAATATTTATCCAATTTACGACTGGCGCACTGATGATTTATGGACATATTTTGCGCGCACCGGCGCACGATATAATGCCTTATATGATCGCATGCACCAAGCTGGATTAACAATCCACCAAATGCGCATTTGCCAACCCTATGGGGATGACCAGCGAAAAGGGTTATGGCTATATCATCTTATCGAGCCGCAAACATGGGGGCGCGTTGTGGCTCGCGTTGCTGGGGCTAACAGTGGGGCGCTCTACTCGCAAGAGTCTGGCAATATTCAAGGTCGAATGAAAATTACTCTGCCAGATGGGCACACGTGGCAATCATTTGCAATGCTGCTGATCTCAACTCTTCCCCCGAAATCCAGGACACACTACGAAAATAAGATCGCTCAATTTCTCGCTTGGTATCGTGATCGCGGTTATCCAAACGGAATTCCTGATTTTTCCGAAGAAAAAGCTGAGGCCTCGAAGAAGGTTCCAAGTTGGCGCCGCGTTGCAAAATCGCTTTTACGAAATGATTATTGGTGCAAAGGGCTTAGTTTCACACAAACAAAGAGCGAAGCATATGACAAATATTGCAAAATAATGAAAAACAGGAGACAAAAATGGAACTTGATTTAAATTCAATCGCGCCCGATTGGGCAACCAAACACCCTGTTAACGCGGTACGCTGGGTTCCCGCTGATATGGTGAGGGCAAATAATTACAATCCAAACAGCGTTGCCGCCCCGGAAATGAGACTGCTTGAACTATCAATATCTGCTGATGGATTTACTCAGCCGATCGTCACATGGCAATGTGATGATGGGTGGTTTGAGGTGGTTGATGGATTCCATCGCCACCTTATTGGGAAAAAACTTGGATTCTCGCATTTGCCTGTAGTAATTATCAATCCCGATCGTGCCGACAAAGGCGACAGGATTGCATCCACAATACGACACAATCGTGCTCGGGGGAAACATGCAGTTAACGCAATGAGTGAGATTGTGGTTGATCTTGCACGTCGAAACTGGAGCGAAGAAAAAATTGCACGCGAGCTCGGTATGGACGCTGATGAAGTTTTAAGATTAAAACAAGTGAGTGGACTAGCTGAAATGTTTTCAGATCGTGAATTTTCTGAGGCTTGGGAGGTGCAATGAGAGGCGGCCCGCGTAGAGGTGCCGGCCGCCCCAAAGGAGCGAAGGGCAAAAACGCCAAGGGGCGAGTTGTTATCACGAAATCAGTATCAATGCCGGCCGAGGCTTGGCGCGAGATGGATCTCCAGCGCGGAGAGATAGCGCGCGGCAAATTCATTCAATCAAAACTTTGACAGCCCCCGCCTATTGATGGCGCTATCTAAAACATTCTTCGGCCTGCCGATCGCTACATTGCAGAGTTTACAGGCAAAATACATTGCCTGCATGGAGGCGATTGCGGTTGCCGGATCATCATATTCAATCGCTGGGCGCAGTTTTACTCGCGCTAATCTCAGTGAAGTGGCGCAGACTGTCAAGGAATTGCAAGCTGCTATTGACAACGCGCAGGGCAATAGAGTAAAGAGAACTCAAGTAGCTTTTTCGACGCAGAGACCATGAAGCAAGATTTCATCACCAGAGCCCTCGCAGTTGTATCGCCTAAGGCGGCAATGTCACGCATGATTTCTCAGGAGAGACTGCGCAATTTCGGCAGATTTGATTCAGCGCTTGATTCAGCTAAACGCGGCATCAGCAGGAACATTGCCGGCGCCGAGGATACCGCAGGAACAGCGGAACGCTACAAACTCATCCGTGCCGCTAGGGATCTCGCCGATAATTTTCCGCCGGTCCGATCTCTCCTCCTTAAATTTGCCACTTACGTGGCTGGCCGGCTTACCTATCAGGCGAGAACAGGCAACAAAGATCTTGACGAGCAGGTGGAGCGTTATTGGGCCAAGTGGTGTCGGGAATGCGATTTTTTGCGCCGCCACGATTTTACAACACTCCTACAGCTAGCAGTCATGGCGATTTTGCGTGACGGCGATTGCGGATTCATCATCGTTCGTGACGGGGACAACTTGAAACTCCAGAGCGTTGAGGCCGACAGAATCGGATCGCCGTACAATCGCTTAATTGATTCAAACACATATATTGGCGGGATCATGCTCGATGAGTATGGGCGCCCGGAAAAATACCAAATTTTGGTCAGGACAATTAACAATCAATACATCGAGCCAACTGATGTCCTCGCAAATCAGTTTATCCATTTATTTGACGCCACACGCCTCGACGAATACCGGGGGCGCTCGGCATTCGCCACCGCGCTCAATGCTGCACGCGACCTTCAGGAGACGTTGAAGGCTGAGGTCCAGGCGATTAAATTTGCATCCTATCAAACCGGGATCATCACCACGGAGAGCGGATCGGCCGACTCATCCGATTATTTTGCCACAAGCACTCGCAACGATCTCGGACAAACTGAGAAGCTCTCTAATGTCGACCCAGGCGCGATACAATATCTATCTCCTGGGGAAAAAATGGAGATGTTTAAAAGCGACCGGCCAGGTGGCGCGTTCGGTGAATTTGTTAGGCTCGTGCAATCGCATATTGCCATGGCTGTCGGGCTGCCATACGGGTTTGCATTTGATGCCGACAAGAGCGGGCCGATGGCTCGAATGGAGGCAGCGATGGCCGAGCGCACTTTTGCCCGC